GAACGTATGCTATGAAATTTTGGAACCGGTTCGTGCGCACTTTGATAAACCCATTACTGTTACCTCTGGTTACAGATCGGAAGCACTTTGCGAAGCTATCGGCTCGAAAAAAACGAGTCAGCATGCTAAAGGCCAAGCGGTTGACTTCGAAATAGCAGGCGTCCCTAATATTCAAACAGCTTATTGGATTCAAAATAATTGTGACTTCGATCAGCTGATCCTCGAGTTCTACAAAAAAGACGACCCCGCGGGTGGTTGGGTTCACGTTAGTTATAATGAAAAAGGTGCTAACAGAAAACAAGTATTAACTTATGACGGGAAGAGTTACGAAAACGGATTACCTGAAATGAAATGGTCCGGCGGAAAAGTTGTAGGTTAAATCCAAGCCTTAAGTTCTTCACCCATAATCTGAGTAGCAATATTAACTTTTTCTTTTAAAGCTTTAACAATTCTTTCATCAACAGTTTTTTCACACATAATATCTATGTAAGTCATCGGATATTTTTGTCCTATCCTATCTATTCTTGCTTCAGACTGTTGTCTTTTTTCCAAGTCATAACCATTAGAATAATATATCATGGTAGAAGCGGCAGTTAATGTAATACCATAACCACCTGTTTGAGTAGTACCGATAAAGAATCTGCATTCCGGATTATTTTGGAATTTTTCAATATTTTTTTGACGGTCGGCCATAGGGGTTAAACCGTAATAATCGACAAAACTATTTTCGCCAAACTTTTTTGATATCTCCCTTAAAATCCTATGTACATCTCGTTGCCAATGTGCCCATATAACTACTTTTCCCTCTATTTCTTCTAATACGTCCATTAATTCAGGAAGCCTATTTGATGGAACTTCTTGAAACGTACCATCATCAGCCGTAAAGTGACCACAAGTAATTTGCTGTAATCTCATTAATTGAGTAAGTACGGTGGCTGTACTCATCATCTTACCGTTCATCTGCGCAAGTGCTAAAACTTTCATTTGTTTATATAATTTAACTTGATCTGGGGTTAATTGGACCGTTCTTTTTATATATGTCTTTTCTGGTAGGTCTAAGCAGTCATCTTTTAAAACTCTATGTGAAAAAGGTTTTAGTTTTTCGGATAATTCACCTAAATTTTGATATCCCACTACTACTTGAGTAGAGTGGCTAGGAAGATTCATAGTTCTCATCACTGCATATCGAGTTCTAAATGAATAATAAGAAACATGGCCTAATAATTCTTTTTTAAGAAATTCACACTGTTTATATAGATCTAGTGGAGATTTAGTTACGGGAGATCCAGTTAAAATTCGTCTATACAATGCATAACTACCTAAAGAACAAATATGTCTTGTTCTTTTAGCATCTGGGTTTTTAATAGTTGTAGATTCATCAATTGCCATCATGGTTCTATGACAACGTAAAAATTTAGCTGCAAATTCTACACCCTTTTTAGTTGAAAAAGCCTCTACATTCATAACTAAAATATGGAGATCTTCCCCAGGTACAAAAAGTTTATCTAATTCTTTTTGTTGTTTTTTATTGATCATAGCTTGCCATAAAACATCAGTATGTTCTACATGGTCTGGCATGTGTGTTGGTATTTCTTGTTCATACCACGTTTTAACAACACCTTTTGGTGCCACAATTAGAACACCATTGATATTGCCTTTGTCATATAACATAGCAATGTTATCTATCAGTACTTTTGATTTACCTGTACCCATTTCCATAAAATAGGCAAAGTACGACTTATCCCAAGAAAGCTCTAGCGCTTTTAATTGATGAGCATAAGGCTCTGTCTTAAATTTGTAATGCATAATATTTTTTTCTTTCTGTATTGACTTTAATATAAACATCTTTATATTGTTTGTCAATGTCAGAAAGTATAAAATATGAAAGTATAGTAAGTAATTATAAACCAAAAGTTTATGTCTTGCAGGAATTACCAGGCACAAGAGCTGGTTCTCCTAAAATAAATATTATGAGTGCTTCTAAGTTTGGAGAATTTAAATTTCTTCTACCCGAATTTTCTCAAATTATATTTTCTCCTGGACCATTAATTTTTAAATTAAGAAATCTTTTAAAAAATTATACAACAAAAGATTATTTATTATTAACTGGTGATCCAGCGATTATAGGAGTAGCATGTTCTATAGTTTCTGAATTTACAAATGGAAAATACAATTTATTAAAATGGGATAAACAAGATAGAATTTATTATCCTATTGCAATTAATTTAAACGAGAAAGGAAAAACAGATGAATAGTATTGACTTTGAACAAGACCAACGTGCAGATTTAGATGGCGCAAATGACGCTAATAAATTATCTGATCAAGTTGTAAAACTACAAAAGTTAGAGGATGAACTTCTAGCTAAAGAAGAAGAACTAAAAGAACTTAAAAGAAAAGTAGAATTAGTTTCGGGAGAGGTTATTCCTACAATGATGCAGGAAATGAACATCTCTACATTAAAATTAGCAGACGGAACTTCAGTAGAAGTAAAACCCGTCTATGGTGCTTCCATTCCTACCAAGAGTAAGGATGAAGCATTTAAATGGCTTCGAGATAACGGCCTAGGTGATTTGATTAAAAATGAAGTCACTGTTGCCTTCGGTCGTGACGAAGATAACAAGGCACACCAAGTAGCAGAGAAAAAGACTGCAGGTCTTCCAACAAATATGTTTGAAGATGATGCAGCAAAAGGACTGGGCAAAATAGGTCAAGAAGATCTAGCTCTTCCTTTTTTAAAAATCCTTGGACAACTTTCACCAGAAGTTAATAAACGTGATGGTAAGTATGTCGAAGGTGCAGAGCCAGGAATGATATTCAATTCTGTCTCTGGAGATTTGTATGACGGTGTTAAGGGCATAGACGTAGTTCCATGCTTTTACAAACTTGAGTACATCGAATGGAAAGATAGAGGAGAAGGACCAGGGGCACCAGTTGCAATTTATGATTCTTCATCTGATATCATGTCTAAAACAAAACCAGATGCAAACTATAAAGATAGATTATCTAATGGTAACTATATTGAAAAGACTGCGTCTCATTTTGTAATCATCACAGGCGATAGTCCATCGACTGCATTGATATCTATGAAATCTACTCAATTAAAAATTAGTAGAAAATGGAATTCAATGATGTCGGGAATCAAACTAAAAGGACAGAACGGTTTATTTACACCGGCATCTTTTAGCCATATTTACAGACTAAAAAGTGTACAACAATCTAACGATAAAGGTACATGGTTTGGTTGGGAAGTAAGTAAGGTTGGACCCATAACTGATCAACAACTTTATCAGCAAGCCAAAACGTTTTCTGAAAACATCTCTAAAGGTGCAGTGAAAGCGAAACACGGCGAAGATAAACCAAAGGATCAAAGCATTATCTAATTCTCTAAGAGAATGAGTGCACAATGTGGGCCAGGAGGGAGACTGAGTGGCCCACACGACAAGTTATGGATAAAAGATATATAAAATATTTTGATGGCTATAGGGCAGCGTATGGTCTAGCTGACTTCGATGATCCGAAAGCATTTGTAGACCCAGAAAGCGGAAAGAAAAAACCTGTATACAGATGGAATTACGAACCTTTAACTGAAAAGGTTTATGAAGCTCACATTAAAGGTAATTTGTCAATTGGAATTCAACCTTGTAATGAGAATAAAGAAGTAAGATTTGGAGTTATAGATGTTGATCCTAAAGACTATGATGACTTTAATAAAAAATTTTTTATAGACGTAATACAAGACTATCAATTACCTCTAATACCTATTGAATCTAAAAGTGGTGGATTACATTTATGTTTATTCATGGACCACTTTACAGATGCAAAAGCAGTTAAATCTTTCTTAAGTAATCTATTACCATTATTTAAACTAAAACCGGACTGTGAAGTGTTTCCAAAACAAACCGAACTAACAACGGACGAGGAAACAGGGAACTTAAAACCAGGACAATTTATAAATCTTCCTTATTATGGTGGTAAGAGGAGAGCATTAAATGTAGATGGAACACCATTTGACATTGAAAAATTTTTAACAGTACTAGAGGCTAACTTAGTTTCTAAAGATGATTTAATTAAAATTACAGAAAATATAGATCAAAAAATATATCTAGGGGTTGATGGCGATTTAGTAGATGGTCCACCTTGTTTAGCTGAAATATCTAAGGTATCTAACAGAGAAGGTTTTGATGGCAAAGATAGATTTATGTACAACTACCATGTGTTTGCTAAAATGAAATACCCAGATGGTTGGGAGCAAAAAGTTAAGAATGCACCAGTTAAATTCTTTGAAGAACGACATGCCAATGCGTGGGACGATAAGATATTAAGTGCAAAATTAAAATCCTGGAAGAGATCGGACAAGGGATATACCTGTACACAAAGTCCATTAGCTTTCTTTTTTCCTCCC